GGCGAGAAAGTTTTGCGATTTAATTCGGTTATCTTGTTGAATTCCGACAAGGTAATTAAACCTTTCTCAAGCATAGAAGTGAGTATTTGCTGTGCTCTCACATAATCAACTTCGCGCTGCATTTGCTCATGCGGAGTAGCGTTCACTTCACCATCGATTTTCAGCCTTTCGCCAATAGGGCAACGCATTAACTCAAGTTTCTGTTCATTGAACACGAGAAACCACCTCCTCGCTATACGGAGAAAAGTGGAGCATTTTATACACCTATAAATAAAAAAAGCCCGCAGAGTTTTACGCTCCGCGGGCTTGATAATAGTTATCACGAATATTTAATGAAAGCATCCTTAAATCCTGCCGCCTGAACCTTTTTGAGCATGTTTTCGGCGTTTGCCTTAACGGAGTACGCACCTACCTGCACACGATAGTATTTTTTCGGAGCAGTCGGTGTGACTGGAGCGGTGGCTTCCGTTTCCGCAAGCCCGGCTTTTACATCAGCACGAAAAGTATCCATGCTCTTACCGTGCTTCGGGAACCAATTTTTAGGATCGCCATGATTTGAAGCGATACCTTTCTGATACCCTTCGTAATGTCCGATTATATCTTTCTCCGTCAGCCCGTACTGCTTGCAGAGATACACGCAAAGTTCCACGGCTTCCTTGTATACGGCAGAAAAATATGAGGTGTCGGTTAGACCATCCTCGCAGATTTCAAAGCTGATATGCGTATCATTCGCAGAACCTCCGGCATGCCAGCCCCGGTGATTCCAGGGCAGAGTCTGATACGTGGCGACTGTTCCGTTCGCCAGCTTTCCAATAAAAGCATGGACGCAGACCTGCCGTCCTCCGGGCTTATCTTGGTTCCAGTGGTTATTGTACTGGTTCTTCCCAAGCAAGCCGTCATCGGGACCTACATAGCGTTTCAGCCACGGATTATTTGCCCCGGTGGAATGCACCATGATGCCTTTCGGTGTGATGGTTTTGCCCGCCTTGTAGCAGGCATTGTTGGTCAAAATGAGTATATGCAGGTTCATCTATTTATCCTCCGATCTGCTGTGAAGCTGTACTAAAATGTCTTTTAGTTTCGCCGGGATGGGCAGTCCGAGATGTCCGGCATTTTCAAGCATCGACACACCCTCATTGGATAGATAGAAGAAGATGACCGCAGTACGCAACACCCCGGCCTGCCCCAGTACTTGGACGTCAATAATGTTTCCGATACCGACCATCATAAAAATGAGCACCTTTTTAGAGATCCCCTTGAAGCCGACCTCGCTGGATAACCTATGGTCTACGATGGCGCACATCACACCAGTGATGTAGTCGATCACCACGAATGCTATGAGCGCATAGAGAAAGCCATCTGCTCCTCCGAGAAACCAACCGAGCCAGCCGCCGATAGCGGCGATCATAAGTTGAATCCATGTCCAGATTTCTTTCATGTTGTTTTTCCTCCTAATAAATAGTCACACCATTCAGATTTGGTTTTTCAGATGCTTTTCCGATCAAATCTGAAAGTCGTGCTTTGCCTTTCCGTCCGCCGCTGTCCACGGTGAACGCTGTATAAAAACCGCCCCTGCCGAAGTTGTGCGTCACATCAGTGACCGTACCGATGGTTTCAGTCTTTACACCACTGACGATGCGCACTTCATCTCCAATGGTGAGCTGGGGTGTGAAGATACCGACGAAGCTTTCCTGTCTGCCGGATATTGAGATAGCCTGGGCAAGTTCCTCAGCCATTGCTGTTATCTCTCCGAGAGTCGCACCGTCAGCGGCTGTTACGTAGGTCGTTCGATGTGAAGGCTGAACCCACCACTTGTTCCTGGGAACCGTGGCATAAACTGTGTTCTCCGGATCTGCACAGGTGACACAGACCTTGCTGACTGCTTCTGAATCGTCATATTCCACACTGTAGCTCCAGCAGGTTTTTTCACGCTCGAAGGTATACACAGCGGGCTGGTCGAAACGGGCATCGGTAACCTTCGCCACACCGATGACACCAGCCGCCGTTTCATCCACCTTCCAACCATCAAGAAGGGATAGTATCTGCTTAATGCCGTCAAGAATGGTAACATCCGGTTCAAAGCGGAGTTTCCATGTCTTAGCGTTTTCACCGACAAAAAAATCCTCCACCTCTGCAAGACGGAGAATTTCCTGAAAGTTTAGCTGGAGCGTCGTTTCCTCGAAAGTATTATCCTCGTTGAAGGTCTGCTCCTTCAGCAGCTTACCGATGGCATTACGGGCAGATACAGAAACCTTTTCATCCGGAGAGGAGACCGAAGCCCTGTCGATATAGAAGATGCCGAGAGGGGTTTCACCGCTGTTCCCAAGGGAAAAGTACAGTTCCATCTTTGTGCCGGGGGTAACCAAGGCACGGTAACGGTTAAGCATTGCTCCCTTGATGTTTAAAAGTGTGCAGGACATCTGGGAAACCTCGCTGCTAACTCCATATTTAATCGAACCGTCCACAAAGGAATTGCTGATATCAGCGGGCAGCATATACATCACAAAACGGTGGTCACCCTCAGCACTCCAGAACCCATATGCGCCGTAATGAGCAACTCTTTTGATGCTTGGATAGGATACCGTCTCATCTGGCGAAATCCTGCTAATCTCCTCATAGGTCAAATCTCCGTACAAGCCGAGGACAGGGTCTGCAGTCACACTTTCAACCGTTCCATAAGAAGTGAGGTATATAAAACGGAGCAGATTGTCCGAGGTGTGAATAACCTGCGGAAACAAGCCTGCTCCGGCATCAAGAGTATATTCAAATGTTAATTGCATGGCATCACCCTCTTTGAAGTTGAATCGAGTAGGTAAATCTCAGCAGATTGTTCTCGGTCTTGAAGGGATACTCGATAGCAAAATTGGCGGTTATCGCTGCACCAGCCACGGGAGGTTCGGTAAACTTTAGTCCCGGCACGGTCTTGCCCAAAAAGAAGGTCGTGCCGAAACTTTGCCCGTCCCTTGTGGGGAGACTCTGATAATACAAGCTGTATGACCAGTTATAGCTGACCCTGCCTGCCACGGTTAATGTTTCTACCTGCTTTGTTCCGGGATTCCCTACATAGTCAACCGTGGAGGTCGGTATGGCAGTCAACCCGGTACAGGTGTCGTTTGCGATGCTGATGTTGAGGGTGGTGTCATTATCCGCAGCCATTTTAGCGGTCAAGCGAACATATCTACCGTTTGCAGGGCTGATGGTAAAGAAGTCCGTAATATCGGAATTTTCTTCAAGGGCAGCATTTACCTTGGTGGCAACAGTTGTCGATGAGTCTCCAGATGCAACAGGCACGGAAAGAGTGATAGGCGAGTTTGCCATGCCCTCAGCCGTTACCACAACCGCCGCATTTCCCGCCGTTCCAATAGTTCCTGTCACATAAATATGCTCCTGCTGCTTTACGGCAGCGACTCCGGCGGTCGTGTTGGTCGAGGTGGATACTGCGGTCAGTCCCGCACAAGTGTCATTTGACAGGGCAATATTCAAGTTTGATACATTCGAAGCCGGTGCTTTTGCGGTTAAGATTACATCTGTATCCGAAACCGACACATCATACAAAACAGTGATATTCTCATTGTTTTCAATGGCCACTTTGATTTTGTCTGCTACAATATCTGCCGTGTCGGAAGATTCCACAGGGACAGAAAGAGTGACCGGTGAGCCTATCATGCCGCTTGACGTTACCACGACGGTGGCATTTCCTTCACCGCTTAAAAAGGCTCTCCAGTACCTTGCGGAAACTTCTGTGAACTTCCAGACCTGACCTGTTCTTGTAAGGCCCGATACATCTGTCCAGTTCGTTCCGTTTGCGGAATACTGGATTTTAAGATTACCCAGCCTCGCGGAGGGTACGGTCAGAATGTCTATCTTTAGCGTGTTGCATGATTTGATAGTTCCAAAGTCAATCAATATTGGATTTTCATCGTTTACGGTGCAGGAGGAGGGATACATCGCATCGTCATAGCAATCCCACCAAGCGATGGGGTCACGATAGCTACGGCCTGTATAGGATGTTCTTGACGCAAGGTCTCCGAAGGCTACCCCGGTATCTTTGCAAGTAAGTGCAGCCGAATGGTAATTTTCATACCAGTCACCGCAGTTATTTTCATAATCCACAACGAAGTCGATGCCTTCTGTCAGTTCTTCTCCGTCAATAAACACTCTTGCCGTGCCAGCCTGTATCAACGGAGCCTTAATATTGAACTCCGCCGTTTCACCATCGCCCTCCCCGATAACAAGGTGATTTACCTGATAGGGAGGGAAAACCTCGTGGTTGGGGAATGTAAAAGCGCCGACCCCGGCGACACCCAGGTGCTTGACGATGCGGTTGTTGCACTCGCTGTCAAGGAAGGTAACAACAGGCAGGTCATACTGATAAGTTTCAATATTGCCCTCACCATTACTAAAGGTATAATTCTTGCTTCCATGAAACTTTAAACTCATATCCGAGGAGTACTCCAAGGGAAAGCGAGAAAAGCGCACATAGTTGTCCGTGGTTCCGGTGAGCAGCCATCTGAGCAGATAGTTATTTTCAGCCGTAGGATAAATTCCGTTTGAGCCAAAGCCAGACGGTGTGTAAGTGGCATAAAAGGTTGCCGTAATATATACCACATCCGTATCAGTCTTTGCGATGGCGATCTGGTTACCTTCAGAATCCTGCAACATGGCATGGGTCATTTGATAATAGGTTCCACCAAAGGTTGCACTGCGGTAGGATTGAAACCCAACTTCCGTGATGTTGTGCCCATTGCATTCGGTCGCTTCCAGCTTAATTTGTTTGGTCGTGTATGATGTCGGATAGTCATAGACTGTCTCAAGTGTGGTGACTTCCTTCCGTGTTAAAAAGTTAAAAAGCGATGTGTCAGTTACAGCGGGTATACCGGTTCCGGTACCAATCGATATATAGGTCAATAGATTGCTGGTCTTATAGTGGGGCGTGTTAAGCAGCCTGCTGCTAAAGTAATAATTAAGAATGACATTGTAACCTACGGCAGTCTGTTTCACCTTGCCGCTTTCAGCATCCACCACTTTCACATCAAAGCGATTGTGAAGGATAGCCTTTTCTTGTATCTTCATTTTGAAAACCTCCTAAATCGGTAATGTGGAAACAGGCTGAAGTTCTACCGATGCGGATACAATTTCAACCGTCGCTGTACACGGCTCTTGGTAATACCAAGAGAATACAGCCTCGTCAATCCATGTCTCTGCCGAAATGGTAGAGATACCTGCCGCTTCATTCATATAAGCATAATAATCAATGGTTTCCGCTTCAGCGAACGCACTCAAGGCGGGCAGAAACCATCTTTGCTCGCCAAGTTTGTAATACCAGAGGGAGCGGTATTCCGGCGTGGTAATGGTCACCGGAGTTGTCCTGCGGATATCGGTGCTTGTATAGAGGATAATTGCCTGCTCGTCACTGTCATAAAGTGCTTCGGTGAATGTCACTCCTGAAACGGAGAGTGTGCATTTTAATAGAAACCCTGTATCCGGTATTCCGTGTAAAGGCCTTGAAAGTCGTATCTTAAAGCCATAGCAGTAAAAAGTCTCGGTTCTGTTCAACTTCTCTACAGAAGTAACGAAGATTTCCTCCGAACCCGGCATTTCTAAGAGAACATAGGGATATGAGGCATTTACCGATGCATATTCCTTGCTGAGCGTATCCATCTCACGAATGTCCGACATCCACATCCTCACATCAGAGGCGTTCACATGAACGGTTTCAGGTCGCACACTCATCCCCGCATAATTTCGATGGGTCAGAGCAAGGCACATCTTGCCGTTGTTCTGTGTTAGGAAACCGATACGGAAATCGTTGGTGCGGATAACCGACAAGGTCACATTTCCTGTACCGAGTGAGGACACTTCATGCTCCGGCTCCCATACATAAGAGCCGTTTTCCTGACAGCAAAAGGCACGATAATATACCGAGCCACCTTTGAGGTATCCGATTATCAAGCCCTGATCCAAATCCCAGTCAACACTGGACTGCCAGCCCTTGCAAGCTGATATCTGCGAAACACCTGTGGCAAGCAAGGTAGCAGTGTTGTCGTTCTTCCAGAATTGAACATAGAGGTTACCGTTTCTTACATAAAAGATATATGGGTATTCCTCGGTTTGAAGGTAGTACCACTCCTTTGCGGCGTTCATTTTCCACACGCCGTTAAACTCAATTGCTACATCGGCTGCTGAACCCAGCGTCCATTGGAGCTCCCAAGGGTACTCCAGTCCTGCCGGGAACTTTCGTCTGTATATGTTGGCGATGCCGTCATCAAGGCAGATGGCATAGGCAAGGGACAAATCGGCTTCTCCTGCCATTTGGCGCACAGCCACATCTCCAAAGGCAGGAGAGAAATCCTCATGAATCGGTTCAGACAGCAGTGAGTTGATGGAGGTCTGTGTCGCCACCACCCGCAGTTTGGCCATGCTGTTTGTATTTTCTACTTTAAAACGATTGAGCAGCTTTTCTTTCAATGCAACGGGAATGCTTCTCATGGGCTGCTCACCTCGCTTACCGCCGCAAGAGTGGCTGTAACCTTGTACCAGCCTGCGGCAAGATACTCGAAAGAGCCAAGTTCAATGATTCGTCCAGTGAAAATACCCTGTCTGACAGAACATTCAAGTAGCGGAACGCCGCCTTCAGCAGTCATCAGTAAGGCTTTTCCTTTCTCGTCCACATAGAGGGTTAATTCATAATGTACAGTTGGAATACCAAAACGGGTCAGATATTCCGTGCCATCAAGGGCGGTCTGCACCGTGCGAATGACATCCTGTGTTTTACGAAAGCTGACAAAGCGCGTGATGAGAATATTCGTATCTTTGTTTCTTAAATAGGTCATACACGCACCTCCTGCCTAAGCTGATTGATGATGATATCTACCACCGAGGACATTTCGCCGGAGGAGTTTATACCCTCCACCCGAATTGTGCCTGTGTGGTTGTAAGTCATAGATGGGGTTCCTGCAAAGGAGGGTTCAAGTCCCGCAAAACTCGCTGTTATGCCGAAGTCGGTAGGAATGGCCTTTTTCATGTCCTTTTCCACGCCCGACATAGCTTTCATGAAGCCCACACCGATGCCTTCGCCCATGTTGCCGCCGATACCGGCGAACACAGTGGAAGGAGAGTTGATACCCAGCAGGCTTTTAGCACCGTCCACAATGCCTGAAAAGAAACCGCTGACCTTATCCGCAATCCAAGAACCAAGGGATTTAATGCCTTCCCAAAGTCCGGTCACGATGTTCTTACCGATTTCAAATACTGCGCCCACCGCTTTTCCAAGGCCTGTCACGATAGCCGCAATTATTTCCGGTAACCTTGCCACAAGCTGTGGGATGGCTTTTATGAGCCCAAAGGCAAGCTGAACAGTGAGTTTAACACCCATCTCAATGATGAGGGGCAGGTTATTTGTAATAAAGTCAATAATGGTCATGATGATTTCCGGAAGAGCATCAATCAACTGGGGAAGAGCATTCAGCAATCCCTCCGCCAAGCCTTGTATAATGGCAAAGGCCGCTTCAAGGATTTGATCCATGCTGTCTAAAAGACCTTGCACGATGGTAATAATCGCTTCCACCGCGGCAGGAATTAGTTCTGGCAGAGCCGAGCCAAGTCCCATCACGAGAGCGGTGATTAACTGTACCGCCGCATCAATGAGTAAGGGCAGGTTGTCAATCAGCGCACCCACAATGGTCAGCACCGCATCCACGGCGGCAGGGATGAGTTCAGGCAAAAGGCTCAGCAGGGTTTCAAGTACCTGCGTAAACAGGTCAACTACCGTCGAGAGCAGAGTCGGCAACAAGTCCCCGATTGCCTTCAGTATTCCGTCAAGGGCGGGAGGGAGAGCCTTTACGATATTCTCAATAACAGGCACGATATTTTTTACAACGTGCTGGAATGATTCGACCACATTGCCGACTAACATTTCAATGTCCGCATCAGCATTACCAAGCCCCGCCATCAGATTACCGATTGCAGATTGCATACCTGATATAGAGCCGCTGATGGTTTCGGTGGCTTCCAAAGCTGTGGTGCCGGTGATGCCCATTTCAGTCTGAATAACATGGATGGCTTCGGTCAAATCCGAGAAGGAGGACAGGTCATACTTAATACCTGAGATTTTCTCGGCATCAGCAAGAAGCCGCTCCATTTCAGATTTGGTGCCGCCGTAGCCCAGTTTTAAGTTATCGAGCATGGTGTAATTCTGCTTGGCGAATCCCTGATAGGCCGTCTGGATGGAGGACAAATCTGTACCCATCTTATTGGCGTTATCCGCCATATCTGTGATGGCCATATCCGCAACTTCTGCGGCCTTAGCCGTATCACCGCCCAAGGACTGAATCAGACTTGCTGAAAAGCCTGTGACGGTTTCCATATATTCATTTGCCGACATTCCTGCCGTTTTAAAGGCATTGGCAGCATAGTTCTGCACAGTTTGAGATGAATCACCAAAGAGGGTATCCACACCACCAACCAATTGCTCATAATCAGCATATGCGGCAATGACTTCTTTACCTAACTTGACAGCAGCAGCTCCTGCCGCAATAGCGACTGCACCCATTGCGGCACCGACACCTTTTAGTACACCGCCTAGCTTTTCAAACTTATCCCCAGATTTCTCAGCTTCATCGCCTGTTTCTTTCAGTTCATCACCGAGGTCTTCAGTGCTGTCAGTTGTTTCATCCAGTTCCCGCTCCATGCCGTTGAGTTCGGCTTTGGCGTTGTTAAGTTGGACAGCCCAGTTCTGGGTACGGCGGTCATTCTCGCCGAAGCTGTCGGCGGCATTCTTTAAGGCGGACTCAAGGGTGGCGATTTTATTTTTCTGTGCATCAATGGCTTTACTTAGAACTTCATTACGTGCCGTGACCGCTGCTACAGACTTATCCTGCTTGTCAAATTCGGAGGAGACCAGTTTCATCTCACTGCCGAGAACCTTAAAGGACTGGTTAATGTCCCGCAGAGCATTTTTAAATTCCTTTTCGCCCTCAATTCCAATCTTGAGTCCAAAATTATCCGCCACAAAACCACCTCCTTCCGGCTAAAATGGGCATAAGAAAAGACACTCTTCTCGAGTGCCATAAATAACAATTGTCTATATTCCATATGGAATGATTTCATCAATCCCATATTCACGCTTTGGCCTTGATAAACCATGATACTGTTTATAAACTTCCCACTGGTCGAGCAAGTGTCCGATAGGCATTAGCCAAACCTCCTGCTCAGATCGCTGAAGGAGAGAGACACCATAAAATATCAATCGAGCAAAGGACTCTTCATCACTTACTCGACCTGTGAGTTTTTTGAGGGTGCTTCCTCACTTTCCACATGGCGCTTTGTACCTTTAACCATGGCTTCCATAATGGCATTTTTGTATTCACCCAGTTCAAGAGGTGAAGTAAGCAATTCAACTGCTTCTTCTGTAAGTAGTTCCCCTTTTTTAGAAGGGTTTTGAAGGTTATGGATCATCACTGACTGATTGGCAAGAAGTGTAATTAGCCAGACAATTTCATCAAGAGCCATCTCAAAATTTTCTGATTTCATCAGTTTCTCCCCTAAGTTGGAAAGACCACCATACCGTTTCGCAATCTCTTTGGTCGCCCTGGTGGTGAGAAGCATTTCATACTTCTTTTCACCGATTTGTATCATAGCGCTTCTTTCACTTGCCATTAATCCTCACCTCCGCCGGAAGTATTAAAAGCAGGTTCGTAAACCTGCGTGTACCAGCCCGAGATAACGGATGTCGGAACATTTGTATCATCCTCATTAGCTTCTACTTTCCAAGGATGTTTTCCGTTGCCATCCAGTTTATTTCTACGCAGAACTGTTCCTTCAATAGTTGGTGTAGAGAAAGTGATGCTATCTCCCTTTGTAGCTAGGTTAGTAGCAGGTATGCCAAAGACCACACGATAAAGCCAAAAATATCTGTACTTTCCATTTGCCTTCTTAGCCCGAAAACCCACAGCGACAGCAAAGCCGCCATCGTCACTGCCGGACACTACCACATGGTTATCGTCAATTTTTGCTCCTGTCAAATCCTCAGCAGCAGTAACTCCAATGTCATCAATTCCAAGTGAGAGTTTTCCGCTTTTAAATTCTTTTACAATTTCTGCAGGTCCATCGTCTGCGTAAAGAGTCGCTTCCGCAAGTTCGACGGATAGATCCGCCTTCATCGCTTTTGCCAGTTGTACAGGAATGCCGTAAGTTTCATCACCATTTGCATCCTCTGTGATTTTTGAATAGTAGAGCTTATCTAGCCCAATTGTTGCCATAGCTTATTCCTCCATTTCATAGTGTTTTGCTACGTCAATGACGTAGTGATGGTAACCAGTATCGTCTTCATGACCCATATATCGGCGTCCGGTTATAGTGAACTCTGCTCCAAGCAGAGTAGCAAGTAGTTGGTTTTTTCGTTTGATATAGTTGCCCTTGGAATAAAGAGATATCCGAACATCGGATACATCAATGACTGGCCTGTTATCGCCATACAAGACAAATGTATCCGTCATTGGTGTAAGAACAAGATATTCATCAGGTGCAGCCGCACTGAATATCCCTGTTTCCACAGGCAGAATAGAAGAGAAAAGACTATTAAGCTCCTGCAAAATACTCATAGTCTTTCCACCTCCTGTTCAAATTTTTCCTTCATTGCTTCCACTGCAATTCTTCTCGATTGCGATCGGGCAGGTTTCAAGAAGGGCTTCGGTGGTTGGCCATGTTTGCCATACTCTAAAATATTTGCAATTTTAGCATTGGATCCGCCATCGGACCGAGGTTCTGAAAAACCCACTTTAATATCCCAACCAGAACCATCACGCTTTTGTTTGGCTGGGGAAAGACCAAGAGCTTGTTCCAACTCTCCAGTAGACCGACTCTCCTCTGCTATATTTTTGCCAATCACTGAAGAGAGATTGCTCTTTACTTTGGCAAGCACAACCTGCCCACCTTCTTCTAGCACCTTAGGTATGATTATATCCGTCTGTTCTTCTAGTCGAGACAGTTTTAGAAGGAAATCCTCTGGCATCTTCATTTGGATTTTTGCCATCACTTCACCGTCCCTTCTAGCTTTTCTGCCAATACCTCAACATACATTCCTCGTCCACAAACATCCTCTGCACTAACGATATTGTAACGACCGTCCACATCAGAAATATAATGTGAAGTTGTGATTGATAAATTAGGTATCTTACGGAAACGAAATAGTGCCGATACACTTACAAAGGCAGTATTACCAATAATTCGCTCCCATTTTGCACTTGTATTACGGGTTTCCTTATGGGCACGAACCGAAGCGAGTACAGTATCGCCTTTTGTAACGAAACCTTCTGGATCCTTAGTCGGATCGGTTGTGATAATATCAATAAATGTATTCATTTTCCCAAAACTCATGGTTACACCTTCCAATCCCGATCAAGTCTTAATAGTAGGTTGACCGTTTTCCACACCTGTTGTCCCGCCTGCACATTGTCGGCAAAAAAGCCGCCGGTGCTGCCGTCCCGGCTCTCATAAAAATGGGACGACAGCATAATGACAGCCTGCTCTGTGGTAGGCGGCATAGGATGGTCCTTGTAGAATTTCTCCGGAAGGTGCTGATAGCTTTCGGCATAGGATACAGCGGCGGTGATGTACATCTGCAGGAGTTCATCGTCCGCCGTATGCTCAAGAATAAGATTTGCCTTTACTTTTTCAAGCAGTGTCATACCGCCACCGTCCTTTCCTTATTCTTCAGTTTCCGGTTCCGCGATGACAACAGAGAATGCGGCAGTTGGATAACCGGATGCCAAGAGCGTGAACGACTTCGGCTGATTTACGATTTCGTCGCACTTCAGCCACATCACAATATCTCCTGACTGTCCGCCGACAGCAGCAGCTTCATCTGCATCAGCAGAGGTCAGCTGACTGTCGTTATACTTAACTGCCGTGATGGCAGGAAGCCCTGTTGTTATGAGGATGGCAACCCATTTGTGGGTTCCTTGCGCGGGATTCGAACTTTCATACGCAATCAGCTCGTCAACCGGAACAGTGACTGTAATGACATTGTCCTCGATAGTGATAGATTCGACTTTGCCTTGATTGGCTGTCATATCTTCGCTCAGAGCAGTGGTGACATTAGCAACTGAGACATTCCATGTATCGGGTTTCATCAGTCCTGTGTCTTTCAATTTCAAAAGCAGCGCGTTGAGGTCGTCCTTGAGTCCGGCAACATTTGTAGCAGTACTCGCGGCTTGATTCGGTGCAGAAGGAAGCCCCGTTACCGAGGCTCCCTCCTTAATTTCAAGCGTTCCGCCGATTACGGTTTTCTCGCCGCCCTGTTCGGTGTAGTTTTTCGTGTTATAACTCATACTGCACCTCCGTTAAGCCTTCTGCTGGAGTACCTTGATAGCCTCCGGCAGAATGAGTTTGCCGTCAACACGCTGGGTGGCAACAAAGCCTACCTGACCGGTTGCAGCGTAGAGCTCATTGAGTCTCTTAAACACACGTCCTTGGCGGTCGGCTACCCAGTAATAACTGAAATCGCCGAACACGATGCTCTTTGCGCCTGAGGCAATTGCGGGTACATATGCCGAGGTATACAGCGGACGGTTCAAAATGGTGTCAGGAGTGCCGGCCTGCAGAGAGGGCTGCCAGAGATACTGACCGTTGCCGTCTTTCAGCTTGCGGATCGCCTTTACGGTGGCATCGTTCATGACGAACACCGCTTTGTTTCTATAAGGTGCTTTCAGCGAATAGAACAGGTCGAGCACCTCTTCAATCGTGATAGCCGCAGCGCCTGCTGTGGTCACACCGACTTGAGCACCACCGGTTGCAGCGAGGATACCGGTCGGTTTACCGGAGCCGTCTCCTGTGAAAAAGGCTTCTTCCTCCTTGCTGCCGATACGCCTTGCGAACTCCCTCGAAATATAGGATTCAAGAGGAAATACACTGTCGTTCAGCAGTTCCTCGGAAACTTTGATCATTGTTCCAAGCTTGTAAGCGCCGATAGAAACCTGACCGAAGCTGTCGTCACTATCGAGGATAGCGCCTTCCTCATCAATCCAGGAGGCTGTACCCTTTGAAGCTACGACCGGAATCTTACGATCCCCAGAGGAAGTAGTAATGACCTTTGCCAGCCTACGGAAAATGTTCTCTTCATCAAGAGCCTCTACAAGTGTGCGTTCGAACTCGTCAGGGACAAGGTATCCGCCTTCAGAATCGGTGCCGATCTGCAGAGCATTTTTCACGATAGGATCAAGACCTTCACCTGCGCGGGTACGCATGGCGTTCCAGAACGCTTTTCTGTACTCATCAGATGCTCTGCCGGTCCTGGCTTCCATACCGGGAACAGCAGGCTTGCCCGTGAGAGGTGTGTTCAGAGGTTTTGAAAGCTCACGGTCAAGGGCTTCCTGCTTTTCAAGGCGGTCAATTTCTTTTCCGAGAGCGACTACATCGGCTTCCATTTTCTCATAGGTAGCGGTGTCTTCAGGGGAAACCAGACCGTCAGTACCGCGCTTGGTATCGAGAAAAGATTTAGCGGCTTCCCATGCCTTAGCGCGCTTTTCGCGCAGTTCAAGAATTTTGTTCATTGATATTACCTCCATAAAATTTAGTGAGAAATTAAAGAGAGCCGCTTCTCAAGCGACTCAATGGGTGTGCCTTTGTTCTGTTTGGGTATCTTGGGTTTGACCTTGCTCAGCAGCGAGTTCGTTACCGCTCTGCGGCTGAAAGCATAGGTTACATCGTCCGATTGAACTCTCTTTTTCTCATCCTCCAGAATGCCGTCGGCAAAGCCTAATTCAATTGCTTTGTTGGCATTTAGCCAGGTTTCAGCATCCATGAGGTGGGAGAGTTTAGCACGGGACTGTCCGGTTTTAATTTTATAGGCATTGATGATGCTTTCCTTGACCTCGTCCAGCATAGCTATGGCTTTTTGCATTTCCTCGCTGTCGCCGATTGCGATGGTCAGCGGGTTGTGCACCATCATAAGGGCTGTTGGGGCCATCAGCACCTCAGTTCCCGCCATTGAGATAACGCTTGCTGCCGACGCCGCAATACCATCGATTTTTACAGTGACTTTGCCTTTGTAATCCATGAGCATGGTATAGATCTGACTCGCAGCGATACAGTCGCCGCCGGGAGAGTTGATCCAAATAACAATGTCACCCTCTCCAGCATTAAGATCTGCTTTAAATGCTTTAGGGGTGACATCGTCGTCGAACCATGACTCTTCGGCAATTGTGCCGTCCAGATAGAGTGTTCTGACACCGGAATCTTCATCCCGCGCCCAGTTCCAGAATTTCTTCATTCGGTTGTTTCCTCCGTTCCTTTTGTATTTGCGAACGCACCCGCGTCCTGTAATTTGGTCATTGCGCCGTTGATAAGGTAGAGATCGCCGCCAAGCTCTGCAGGGATGCGGTCGAGGTTTTCAAGCTCACGGATATCATTCGCGCTCATCCATCCGTTTTGTCTTGCGGTCGCATAACCGCTCATGCGGCTTTCGTAGTCGCCGCGCAGAAGTCCGTCAACGTTGAACTTGATAAATACTGTCGGTTTTTCGCTGTCGGAAAGCAGGGCGCGGCACATGGACTGCTCCCAGCGCACTACCCACGGATCGAGCGTGTACTTTACAAACTCAAGCGACTGTTGCTCGATGTTGCTGAATGAGGATTTCTCTAAGTCAGCAAGCATATGAGGCGGCACTCTGAAAATACGGGCAATTTCGTTTATCTGAAACTTCCGGGTTTCCAAAAACTGCGCCTGCTCGGGTGAGATGCCTATCGGCTGATACTTCATGCCCTCCTCGAGAACAGCCACGCGGTGCGCATTTTGTGAGCCTTGGTAGGCGGAGTTCCAGCTTTCCTTGACCTTTTGCGGGTCCTTTATGGTGCCGGGGTGTTCAAGCACACCGCCCGGTGCTGCTCCGTTTGCGAAAAACTTCGCGCC